TCTAGTACGCAAGCGTCCGTGTTCCCCCCAAAGGGGTCGAGTTTTTTCTTGTATGGTCACGGTATGGTCACGACTAAAGAAGTAATGTCTTTTAAATACTGACAAGGCAAAGGATATATTATCTGATTGGCTATTGAATCGCGTTGTAAATCGATACGGTTGACTAGTATATAACGATATTGTTTTTTCTTTTATTGCAAGTCATTTGCATTAGTGCTTTTTCGTGTTTACTATTGTTTTTTTTTTTCGAGCTTTAACGCGTCTCAATCGCGTTGTCTGGTCTTTCAATCGCAATTCCATACTTTTATATGCGTTCACAAAAAAGCCGTCTTTAAACGCGGTAAAGACGGCTTTAATGTTTTGTTTGTTTGGTTATTTAATTGTTTTTAATCATTAGTGCCAACAAGATGACCCAACCAAAGACCGCCACACCTGGAATTAATAATAGTTGCAATCGAAACTTTGTTGACTTCTTTAAATCGCGTTCCTCGCGTTCAAACCATTCTTGCATTGTCATGTCTTTAAAATGTTTATTTTCGTTATTCATGTTAGTTAGCGTATAAATTATATTCGTTTTCTTTCATGGTCATAACAAATCCCTGAGAATCTTCAACTAATATCCAAGTAAAAGGAAAATCTTGATCGCCATTATTAAAAGCTTCCCATTCATCACAATACAATTCGATTTTTTCCGCAAAATGATTATCGTTTTCATGGCAAGTTAATATCTCTCCGCTATCACCATCTAAAGATTTTTCCCATAAATATGGCGTTAAAGCTTTCTCGTTTTCAAACTTTCCGTTTTGTTTTGTTTGTTCAATGTATGGTTTAATATTCATTTGTTTTTAATTTTCTTGTTTTGATTCTGCTATTTCTCGCCAATCGACATTTGATATAAAAGCCATTGCATAATCACGAGCCAATCCTTCTTTTGTATCATTCTCGATTAGTTCTTCTACAAACTCTCTCATTTCAAACTCTGCCATGTTAAAATCTTCTGAGCCGTCAAAGACTTCTAGATTTACTCTCCATGTTTCATAGTTTGACCATCCGTTGTACTTTTCGTTTTTCATAATTAATTTTTGTTGGGTTATTAATAAGTGAAACGCCAAGCATGTTAAAAAGCTTTACCTTGTCAATTTTATTTTTTCGTCTCAATCGTTTAAAGTTGAGCTAATAACTAATATTAATTCTTTTAATCATAAAATCATATTCTCAGATTCGTTTTTATCGCGTCTCAAATCGGTCTTTTTAATCGCGTTCAAATCGTTTGTTTTAATCGCGTCAATCTCGCGTCAAAAATCTTTTAATTTTTTTTAACCGACTAACCGACTAAAATTTTTTATGTACGTGTTCGCTAGTGTTTAAGCGGTGTTTACGTGTTCATGGAAAATTAGTGCTTGCGTCTTTTACGTTTTTTCACATCGTCGGAAAACATGATAACAACCACATACAAAATCAAACACGACAACAACAACCGCGTTCATACGTGGACTTTGTCGCAAGTTCTTAACGAGATTAACCGAGAGCGTTCGGGCGATTGGATCGACTACAACGAATCCGATTGGAAAGAAGGATGGGCTTTTTGGGTCGAGACTAATCCCGACGAGTCGCTTTCAATGCTCGATAAGGACGACGAACTAACTGCGTTATGCGAACGCTATAACTAATTATTAACCGACTAAACAACAATAAACGAAATTATGAACTTACTTAAAGATATTAACTCTGACCTAGATAATGCTAACAGCGACCTACCTGACCTTTGTACCATGCGAGAAAAATTAGCTCGTTACGATAGTGAAAACTTTCCTTTAGAAGATTTGTACGATGTATTTCTAAACGGAATGAAAGGTTACGATACACTACCAGAAGACGAAGTTATCAAACTTTATAATTCAATATTTAACGACAAATAACAATCCCCTTAACCAAAACTATAAGTGAAAGTATTAATAGCTTGCGAGTACAGCGGAGCAGTCCGTGATGCGTTTATAAAACAAGGTCACGACGCTATAAGTTGTGATTTATTACCAACCGACAGACCTGGACCACATTACCAAGGCGACGTGTTTGACATCATCGATCAAGAATTTGATTTGATGGTTGCACATCCACCTTGTACGTATTTAGCAGTCAGTGGTAACCGATGGTTATACAACAAGGACAAAACACGAAACGAGGAGCGTTGGCAGAACCGAGCCGAAGGTCTTGAGTTTGTGGGACGTTTAATGGACGCACCAATCGAGCGTATCTGTATTGAGAATCCTGTCAGTTGTATCTCTTCCGAAATACGTAAACCCGATCAGATCATTCAGCCTTGGCAATTTGGCGACGAAGCACAGAAGACTACGTGTTTGTGGCTGATGAACCTACCAAAGCTTAAACCGACAAAGATTGTTGGTAAGGGCGATATGTTTGAGTGGACGTGTAAGAAAACAGGAAAGACCAAACGACAAGCTCAATGGTATATCGATATATTATCGAAGGCTAAGACCAAAGCAGAACGTCAGAAACTACGTAGTCAAACCTTCCAGGGCATTGCTGACGCGATGGCAGACCAATGGGGGAACGTCACAACTAACCAACCACAACAACAACTAGAATTAATATAAACAACTAATATGCCAAAAACAAACACACACCAACGCATGAAATTATACGAAGTTTATGCATACCGAACACGCAACGGACGACGAGGATTATGGAAAGTCTTAGATGTTGAGAAACGCAATACAGACGAAGCCGTGGAACAAGGTAAACGCTTTTCTAAGCTTATGGGGTATGAATACTCGCACGTCACACAACAAATAGGAGCGATATTATGAGCTTAGAAATGGTCTTATTTTGGTGCATGGTTTTCCTCCTTTCCTTTGGATTCTTATATTGGGAGAAAGGCGACCGATGAGCGACACGCCTAAAACGCTATTCGCCGACGGCTTTGACGACGCCGTAATCGGCATTACAACCGACCGCATAAACGGCATTGAACGCGTTGTATACGACGCTTGGAAAATGATCGAAGTGTTAGTAGGACGCGACGACATGAAACCGACTGAGGCGTTAGAGTATCTTGAGTTCAATACTTTCACGGCGTACGTGGGCGAAGGATCGCCGATTTACGTGAACGTAATGACGCGAGAAGAAATAGAAACACGACTTGAAGAACAATAATGACACTACCAAGCGGATTATTCAAACGCGGTTCAAACCAACAACCAAAGATCGAACGCACCAAGAACGGCGAATTAATTTACGTGTTCGCCGATGGATCGTGGAAGTATTTCTACGAGTGGATCGCGACATCAACCAAACAACAATTCAACCAATACGACAAAGATGGACGAAGACATATTTGACACTAAAGCAGAATACGAAGACGACTTAATCGCCGCCCGAAGACGCCGTGAAGGACGTGGGTATTTAAACCCCGACGACGATAACGACAACGATGATAACGACAACGACAATGAGTAAATACTTTGAAGAAGAAGAGCGATATCCGCCACGTCCTAACCTCGCACCTGACTATTACTATTGGGAACGCGAAGAATGGGACGAAGAAGCGTTTATAAAACAAACTAAATACTTACACGACAACGACGATGATAACGAAAAGGAGACAAACGAAAGCTTATGACACTACAACCTAAACTAATTGCTTTATGCGGACATAAAGGCGTGGGTAAATCGACTTACGCGTCGTTCTTAGCGGGCAAGACTGGACACGTGTTCAGCTTTGCAACGCCGTTAAAGTCCATGCTAACCGCAGTCTTTCCGAATGAGTACGTACTGAGTAAGAAGGACGAGAAGATACCTTACTTCGACGTTACGGCTCGATACTTATTACAGACCTTGGGTACGGAGTGGGGACGTGAAATGGTCGATCAGAATATATGGATCAAGCTTTTACGTGTCCGCTTGATCGAGTGTTTAACCGACTCAGCTGTAACGCCTTTGGTCGTCGATGATCTACGCTTTGACAACGAGGCTGAGATGATACGTGAACTTGGTGGAGAAGTATGGCATCTTGATCGTCGTGCTTTTATTCCAAGCGATGATAAGCACGTGTCCGAACAAGGCATCAGCGATAAGCTTATAACCAAGAAAGTATTACTATGAACGACGACACTGAACCTTTACCGTACATTGATCCATTCCTTAGTTGGGAAAGCGTCGATAAAGCGTTTGAACATTTTTGGTCGCAGAACCAGTTAGGTATAGACAAGAATGGAAAAACATATCGCACCAACACGCCAAGAAAACGTCCGAAGAACCGAGGCTTTAGCGACCATAATTGGATGTTTAATAAAAAAGCCGTAAAATCACAGGTTGATAAATCTGACGAGCTTATTTAAAAGTCGCCGTTATGTTATTAAAACGAAATCAGATACTACCTTACTTGAACACATACATTCAGAGTTTTACACACAAGCGAACAGCACCTGTGAATGTGTACGTCCGTATGTCTACGTGTCATCGCGTCATTGCTCACGCTTTACTGCGTCGCCACTACAACGATGAAGAACCGCGAGGGATTACGTGTATGTACAATGTCATCCCCTTTAGTCCTGAGACGATCAGACGTGCAGTCAAAGACGGCGTGGATATGGAAGTCATTGACGTCGTGAACGGCGGTGACAAGCGATACAAAAAGATCAAAGCGTCACAAGAACTAGTAGACACGTTCGAGAAAGATAACGTAGAATCTGATTAACCCACACAACACTAAAACGAAAGGAGAAGATATATGGGTCAAATAAAACAGAGACATCAGCGATTTCAAGTCGATGTCAGAACAACCAAAGGACGACTTCGTCCGAGCTTTGACAGCTATGACGCGGCGAATACGTGGTTAAAAGAGGTCGAGAAAAAGGACAAGCTTGGCATCGACATCACGAATGAAGTCGCGAATGTAACAGCAGTCAGTATGAACGTACGTGAACTCGCTGAAGAAACGCTTAACCGACATTGGCGTGGGTGTAAATCCGAGATGAGCCTGTGGAGGAATGCTAAAGACGTTTACTTACGTGTTGGTGCAAGTCGTCCAGTACGCGATGTAAACGAACGTGTGATTGACGACCTAGTGTACGAGCTTGAACGCGATGGAAAAGCAAACGCCACAATTAACCGACGTCTTGCCGCTCTATCGAAGATGCTTAAACACGCATACCGACGGGGTTACATCGCACGTATGCCGTTGATCGAGCGTAAGCGAGAACCAAAAGGACGTGTCCGTTGGGTCACGGCGGAAGAAGAAACGGCTATGGTCGGTAAGTTCAAAGAGATGGGACGTACTGAGATGGCAGACTTTGTGAAGATACTTACGTGTACAGGATTACGTACAGGTGAGTTGTTTAAACTTCTTGGACGCGATGTGAACCTTGAAGAAAGGGTCGTACATTTATGGGATACCAAGAATGGTAAGTCTCGATCTGTACCGCTTACTCATGACGCTTGTGACGCGTTACAACGC